AGATCACCGTCAAACTCGCGACGGTGGCTTACCTTTACAATCTTGCTCGACTGAGTATTGAGCGAGAGAGTCAGAGTGTTGTTGCAAACAACGCGAATTGGAGTGAACCGGACGTCGATTGACCAGCCATATTTGTGAGGATTGGTGAAGAGGAGGTAGGACTCTACTGTATCACCCTTGAAAAGCTCGAAGCTTTCCTTGACCTTGGCAAGAGCCCAGACCAGCTGGCCGTCACGAAGCGAACCAGCAGTATGCATTTCCATTTCACCGGCTGCAACGAAATCATTGAAGAATTCGAAAGCAGATTCGTTCTGATTCGGAATCCAGTCGTCAGTGATAACGTCCAAGATCTTATTGTCAACATCACGAACCAGAGCAGAGTGGCCAACTGAAACCTGCTTACCAGCAATTTCAGCAAAGGCAGGAACCGGAGTCACTCGCCAATCAAGACCGGCAGCCTTGAGCATATCAGCAGGAGTAATATCGGCAGGAACTTCAGTACCAAGACCGTGCCAAGGAGTTTCACCAGCATAAGCCATCGAAGCCTTGCCATCCATAAATTCAATCATATGTGCCATAACAAAAACCTTTCCAATTGATAATTAAATATAGTCTATTTTCAAAATAATGTCAACAACATTATGCATTATTTTCTTCAAGAGCAATCAGCGTACCGAAGCCGAACATGCTAAGACCGAGGCCAGCCTGCAATGCCATGCGAAGAAAACCAGCTTTTTCAGGTACACACATTGTAATCAAACCGGCAATCATAAGAACATAATGCATAACAATCTCCATTCCTTATATTATTAGTATAGTATATTTTGATAAAAATGTCAACCGTTTTTTTCAATAAAATCACATACCAGCTGAAAAAAATCATCAGGCTTTTCGACTTCAAGGACCATCAAATAGTCACGAACATCCTCAGTGACTCCATGCTTTGCAAAGTAATTTGCAATGGCCTGTTCAACGGTTGGCATTCCAAAGTATTCAATGGTAGCAGAATTGCTCATACATCTTCTTCCATGTGGTTAACCATGATCTCGATGATCTTTTCAAAGTCATCATCAGGGTGCAGCATATGATCTGCAGAGATATCACTATACATTTCAGTGCAAGTCTTCATGGTTTCAGTACCATGAGTTCCACCGAGAGCTTCATAGATAAAATCATACGGATCATCCTGAGCAAGAATATATTCATACAAACGAGTCATAATCAAACCTCCATCATACGTTCATGTGCATAGCGAGTAGCGAGAGCATCATAGTTAATGCAGTCGCGAAAAATAACTTTAAACTTCATCATTGCCAGAGCCGTGTCGGCAAGACGAACGATGGAATACTTCGAAGGCGACTTTTCGTTGTAGTATTCAACGTAAATCCAGTCAATCAAATTACCAGCTGCATTCCAGTCCTTCATGATCTTGACAACTTCACCACGAATGGTACCTGCAGCCGATTCATAACGAACCCGATCACCGATGAGAACAGTCTTAGGAGCAGTCATAATTTTTTCCTTCATTCCTTATATTATTAGTATAGTATATTTTCATAATAATGTACATAAAAAAATGCACTCCAGAAACCCAGAGTGCATTTTTATTTTTCAATACTATGAATGGTTTATCTAAACTTTGGTCCTTCAATCCAGGATACCAAGGAACGGCGAACACCTTTTGTTACAGGAGTAACTCGATGAGGGATAAAAGATGGGAATACTAGAACAGATCCTTTTTCTCTAATCTCTTCTTTTGGCAGCTGTGGATATTGCGGATCAATTTCAAAGTCACCACCTTCATATTCACTAGGATCTGTGAGTTGAATTACTATAGAAATCTTACGATCAAATGTCGTAGGGTTAGCCCAAAACGCATCGTGATGCCAATCATACTTGCCATTTTCTGTAGCATTATATGTGGTGTATTGAATATCATTTAGATAGGTGATATCAAATCCAAACGCATTACGATTGGCAACCTGTGCATAGTACCATAGCATGTTAGTAATGTCTGGACTGGTTGAAGTTGGAATCCATCTAATTTCACTTGATCGATATTCTAGATTCTTAGTAGATCCGTCAAAGCCTATTCCGGCGACCGTTGTTGGTTGAAGATTTCCGGTTTCCATGATATGCGAGATTTGCTGTTCAGAAACTGCAGCTCTCCAATATTGCCATAATTGATTCATCATTTGTTTCCATATAATTGGTGATAGCTACGAACAAGATCAGCAGCCTTTTCGATATAATTGGAAGGCCGTTCAACAAAGACTTGAGCATCGATTTCATCATCAACACCGATTATAATCACGATGTCTTTGATTGCAATTCCAGTCATTTCCCAGAGCATGTAGGCATAGAGGCTACACTGTAAGAAGTAACCTTCAATCCAGTCCTTACGCTTACGCTTAGTGGATGTCTTATAATCGATAATGGAAAGCCTACCATCGTAGTCTGCAATCAAGTCACAGGTACCAGCAATCTTGAGATGATGGCTGAAGAGCGTGCATTCAGTGGCACGAATCATATCAACCTTTTCGTCAAGGATTCCTTTAATCTGGCGGAAAATTACCATGTTATGTGGCAACGAAGTATCAAATTCTTGATCAAGAATGTACTTCTCACACATGTTATGGATAGACGTCCCACGAGATGCGGCTCGCGCAGAAACCCTATTGGCTTCCTCATCACCGACTCTCTTGCGCCATTCGTTGAGCGCAGTCTTATCAGACATCTTACCGAGAACGGTAGTGACCGATGGATACCTTTGACCGGTAGGAGTCTCGTACAAACGAGCAGTTTCACCATCAATACGATTTAGATTTGCAAACTCGAGCAGATCAAATTCGAAATGTTTACGGTTGTAGTCCAAGCTTTTGGCGTGCAATTATGTATTCCTTCACAAGTTTAGAGCGCACAATATCGGCCTCTAAGAAATCAATATAATCAAAATCGGATAATCTGTCAATCACTTTTATGAACTCTTTTAAGCCATTACGCTCTTGTTCACGAGATAAGTCAGACTGACGGAAGTCTCCACAAAAAATCACTCGGCAGTTCTTACCGATACGTGTGATAACAGAATCAAGTTCATGGAAAGTCATGTTATTGATTTCATCAACAATCACATAACAATTATTCAATGTAGTACCACGAACAAATGAGGTACTCATAAACTCAATAGCATTCTTTTGTTTTAGAATGTCGTAAGCATCTCCACGTTCAAAGAGCTCGCTGCAGATTGCATAGTACGGAGCTTCATAGACCTTCATCTTTTCTTTCTGAGATCCTGGTAGGAATCCCATATCACGAGTCGGAACAACAGAACGGATTACGTAGATCTTTTCTTGTTCGCTTGTTCCACCAATCAAATCTTTAATTGCCAGATACATTGAAAGAAAAGTCTTACCAGTACCAGCCATGCCATGAAGCATTAGATGTTTACCACTATGGAATGCATCAAACGTTTTCTTTTGGTTGTCTGTAAGTGGATGAACTCGTTTTAGATTGAAGTTAGGAGAATTAAATGATGGTCTATTGTTGATCAGTTCATGTTCTCCGTTTTGACGTAGAACTCTCTTCTGTCTTTTAGTAAGTCTTGCTTCGGTCACGAATCATCCTTATTTTTTGTTTTTGGCTTTGTTGACAGCTTCGCGGACTTTGGTGGCTTTGATGCCTTTGTCTCCATATTGTTGAGCGAGTGGAGAAGCCGGATTTGCGGAGCCAATCCTATTTAACAGATCGTTAAATCCACTGTCAGTCTTATGAGTAACGCCTGCAATTCCAGAGATGAAAGCAGGCGCACCAATAACCAACTCTGCGTGTGGATTAGCTACAAGGTATTCGTCTTTTCCAGAAATAGAAAGAAACTCTTCCCAGGTTTCCCCAGTTTCTTTGTCTCTAAACTCATAGATTGGCATTAATAATCTTCTTCAATTAAATCAAACAGACCGCTTTTAGTTCGAGAACGAAGAGCTGAACGAATTCGTTTCTCTAAAAGCTTTTGGCCATGATTTTCGTAGTGGTGGTCTTCATAAAGATCATCATCATGGCCATAGTACTTATTATTCCGCTTAACTGACTTGCTCATTGATTAACCCTGGAAATGCGAGGTTGACAACTTTGGTGGAGATAGTACGAGGTAGTTTCTTGTCTTTGACGGCGATTAATAAATCGGCATCACGCTTATCAATGGACTCAAGGAGACCAATGAAAAGCATTTCACGTTTCAATTGTGTAAGACCTGGTTGGTTTCCTTTCAGGTACATGTAGAGAGTACGAGCTTCTTGGTGAAGTCGTCCTTCAACATCTAGATACTCACATG